CAACCTTCTTGGGTTGCTTGACAAACTGCTTGCCAGCCTTGTTCCCCTTGGCTTTCGCCCTGTTTGTTGCGGCTTTCTCTGACGGGCTAAGCGCATTCCATGCGGCATCCGGCAGATAGCGCTTCTTGCCCTTGGACGGCTTGCCATCGGACGTGCGCCACTTCTGGGCAGTCCAGTTCTTCAACGACTTCTGGGACTTAGCCAAAGCCATTATTTGTATCCTCCGCCGGCCTTCTTGTACTCAGAGGCGAGCAGTTGTGCTTTGCGTGCCGACCATTCGCCGGGGTCTCCACCCTTGGAGCCAGCCTTGATTTTCTTGAACAGGCGCTTGCGCATCTTGGGCTTGGTGTAGTTGCCAGCCTCATTCACGCGTGACTTGGTCTTTTTCATCGTACCTCCACTGTATACGTATCAACATAACCCGATGCGAGCAGCACGTCAAGCACCCCTTCAGGTACCCGCAACGGCTCCCCTCTCACAAACCTGTAGGTCTTGCCGGCGATGTCGCATTGCAAGGTGCGTTTCAAGGTGACGTGATGCCAGAGGGTAGCGGTTTCGGTTGCAAGGTCGGTGAGCAGGGTTCCTGCGGGGAGGGTGTCTGCGAGTTGGCGGGCAGCCGATGTCCAGGACCATTTGCGAACCTCGGGCAGTTTGGCTTTCGCCCACGCCAGATAGGTGTCGTGGTTGGCGTACATTTCGCGCATCGCCTCCGCCAACTCCCGTGGGTCGGTTTCATCCCAAGTGCCACCATAAATCGACGGTGACGGCTTGTGGCCCAACACGAACGGGGAAAGATGGGCGAAACCTTTCTGTCCCGAGGAGTCATTGAGAATCGTTGGGATACCGCACGCCATCGCCTGCAACGGCATCAACCCGAAACCTTCGCCCCTAGTGACGGCGATGTAGCAGTCGGCTTGATGGAAGTAGTCGATGGTTTCTTGGTCGGTGAACCAGGCTCGGTGCATAAACACGTTGTCAGGGAGTTTCAGTTCGGGTATGCCGTGTGCTTCAGGGTTGGGTTTGAGGTGGAGTTCGGCGTCAAGGTCAGCAAGTTTGAACGCCTCCAACACGATGTCCAACCCTTTACGCAACCACTGTGACCCGCCAGCATGAAACCTAAACCTCGGGTTGGCTGGTCGTTGTTTGGGTTTCCAAATCTTTGTGTCCACCCCCAACGGAACCTTATGCACATTCTTGTGATGCCGAGAAAACAACTCAACGTTATGGTCGCAAGGGACGATGATTTGGTCGTAGACGTTCATCCAGTCAATGAATCGTTGGTTGAGTTGGGTGGATTCCCACATCGTAAAACAGGCTCGCCACTGGTTCTTGTAGAACGTGTCAATTTGGTATGGCTGCATCATGTTCACCATGACGCTCGCGTGTTCGTGCAACGTCACATCCTTGGGCACATGGTCCATGAACCCTTTGAACATTGCACCGTACCCGTAACGCGGGTACGGATACCCCAACCAGGATTGGTGATTCAATCCGCAATCTTCTCTAGTTTGGCTGACCCGTCAATCTTCGTTGGCTGACCGCCCGTACGCCTGATGCGCTTGTAGGCATCAAGGTCCTTGTCGAGTTGGCGCTCTTTGCCATTCAACTCTGAAACATTGTGGCGCGTAGGGGTGGCAGCACCGGACACGCGGAAATGGGACACCCTGCACGCAAAGCAGCCCTCAACATCAAGGTTTGGATGCGTCTCCCTGTGCTTCACGAAATGTACTCCCCGTAGCCTGCAGCAGTAAGACTAGCAACCTCATCAGCAGATATTTCGTTATCCGTGCCACCCCAGTACACCTTGCGGATGGTGGTGATGTCGTTCGGTTCATTCTCCGTGTATGAGCCGTTGGTCAGTAGGAACACGTTCCTACCGCGAGGCTCATTGTTGTAGTGCCTGAATAGCCCGTAGGCAAGGCGTGCTTCCTGGGAATCAAAGTCATTGGGCGGAATGCCAAGCATCATGAAGTTATCGGTCGGTGGTCTAAAGATGCTCATGATACGTAGTCACCATACCCCGCCGCAATCAAGTCGGCCTTCTCTTCGGCGGTCACAAAGTTCTGGGAGCCACCGTAATAAATCTTAGCAATCAGGTCATAGTTGCGCTGCTCAACCGTCGTGTAGGAACCGTCTGTCAGTTTGTAGACATTGCTACCCGCGTAGGTAGGTTCTGCGTAGCGGAACAGGCGGCCTGCGATTGACATGTCGTCACGGTCTGCCGCGGCGATTTCTGTGGTGGCCGGTGGGCGGAACAGAAGCAGTTTGACAATGACGGTTGACTGGCTGCTCGTGCCAGAGGCAGAAGCGGTGCGCTGGGCCACGCGAGCAGACACGATGCTCCTGTCGCCGGCACCCGAGGCAGATGCGGTGCGGAAGCGGGTGATGAGGCGCAATACGGTGGCGGTGCCAACGCCAGCGCCTGTGGCTGCACGTGGGGCGATGTGCAGTTGACTGACACTTGATGCGCCTGCACCAGAGGCAGTTGCCATGCGGGCACGGATAACAGAACCACTGGCGGTCTGGGTGCCAGTGCCGGAAGCCGTAGCCGTGCGTGGCACGATGCGGAGCCTGGTGGCCGTCTGTGTGCCAGTGCCAGAACCAGATGCAGTGAACGCGCGTGTGACGACTCCGGTTGCAGCAGATGCACCCGTGCCAAAACCAGTAGCCGTGCGAGGTGCGATGTGCAAACCAACAGCACCACTTCCAGTAGTGCCCTGACCACTTGCGGTGGCCGAGCGCGGAACAACACGCTCGCCCTCGGCGGTCTGCGTTCCGGTGCCAGAGCCGAGTGCCGTGCGCTTGGCAACCAGCACAGTGGTAGTTGATGATGCACCTGACCCTGAACCTGTGGCAGTACGCGGCGATAGAACTAGACGCTGCGCAGTTGATGACCCTGTACCTGATGCTGAGGCAGTGCGGTCAACGATTACTAAGCCGCGATAAAAGCCCTGCGTCGTCTTGTAGGGAGAAGCAAAATGAATGACCCTGCGGTACGCATAGTTCGGTACTTCTTCGAACTCCCGAAAGCCAGGAGAGTCGGTGAACCCGAAACTGAAATCGGTGACTCCAGTAGCCATATGGCTACTTCACCTCAATCCAGGGTGAGTGTTAGCGAAGTGATTTGGAACGTGTCGCCAGCGGTAACCGCAGCAGAAGAAGACAGCGCGCCAGTCCACAAGCAGTTGCCAGTGGTTGAGTTGTCCCACAAAGAAAAGTGCGAATACGTTTCGGTGGTGGAAACATTGGTCCACTCAACGGTCGCAGATGAAGCCATAGAACCAGATGACGCAGCAGAGAACGTGACCTCTTCGCGGGTGGTCTCTGTGGCTGCGTTGCTTGTGCCCGCTTCGCCCGGGTCTCCGGTGTGCAACTTCACGTAGACGTTGCTGACGGAAAACGACTGCGCACGCAAGGTGTCGAGAAGTTTGTTTTCTGCGTAGTTAGAAATTGACATCGGTTACCTCACAGACATGATAACACGAAGCGGTGGCGCGGGCCGAAGGGGAGGTCGACCCACGCCACCACATTCGAGTGGCTTGAACTAATTACTTAGTTTGCGCCAATGCTTGATGCCGACTCAATGCGGCGCAGCGATGCCTCACGGAATCGTGCGTAGCCACCGAGCCAGTACCAGCCCACAGGCTGGAAGCGGCTGAGCACGTCGACCACTGGACCGCGGACGACGCGTGGGAACGCGCCATTGCCATCCACAATCGAGTGAGCCTTGGCGAGTGCCTGACGTCCACAGATGTGGGTGCAGTACGCATCCACGGTGCCCGTCGAGCCTGAGCCGTTCGAGGCGTTCTCGAAAATCTTCGCACGTGGCGTCTCAATGAAACGCACGCCCTCGAAGGCTCCGATTTCGCCGTTGTAGATGTTGGCTGGGTCGCTGTACACGTGCGGGTCACGCCATGAAGCAACACCCGTCTCACGACGGAGGTCGTACGACACGTCTGGGTGAATGAAGCCCATGTACATGCCGTTGAACGACACGGCGTTGGCTTTGCGGAGGGCGGCGACAATCTTGCGAACGTCGTTTGCCTCGATGATGTCTGCTGCCGCAATGTTGTTGCGAGCAGTTGGGGTGGTGGTTCCACCACCGCCGTACACGACGTTGGTGCCAGCGGCGAGCACGTCACGGATAACTCCGTCGATGCTGATACCGGCGTTGTAGCCAACGAGGTTTGCGGCTGCTGCATCCACGTCAAGGAACGACGTGCCACGCAACTTGGCGGTGGTGTTAACGGCATTGCCGTATTCGTCCAGGGTTACTTCAACCTGGCTGTCACCCATGGCCACTGGGGTCACGTCGGTGTCTTCAGTCAGGGTGGAGGTCTTCTCAGTGAGGTCGTTGAAAATGGTGAACTTCACCGACGAACCTGGCATTGCCTGGGCGACAGGCATCACGTCTGCAACCGCGTCGAACAGAAGTTCGGAACGGAGTGCGAAGTACGCAATTCTGTCAAATGCAACCTGGTCTGTAAGCAGGCTGCTCTGTTGTGTCTTACTCATTACCTGTAATTCTTTCTCCCACAGGCTGGGAGCCTGGGGCTAGATGTCTTGTGCTTGTTCTCTCATTTGTGCAAGTAGATGCATCACTTCGTCCTGACTGCGAGTTGAGTTCAACTTCTTTACCCAATCAACCTGTTCGTCGGTTTGCTCGCCAGCCGTGCTTGCCTTTTGAAGTCGAGCCCAAGCCCTTTTTTCGGACTCGTCTGCAACTTCCATTGGCTTCTGCGGCTGTAGGAGGTTTGCCTCCTCTGCTGCTGCCCTAATCGCTTCGGCAGACACCTCGCCGTCGTAACCCTTCATGAAGTATTTGGCCACTGGAGCATTCACATCAATGCCTGCTTCAGCGAAAGCCATCTTCCGCTTGAGGGTTTCCAACTCCTGCGCTTGCTGTCGGAGAAGTTTGTTCTCTGACTCCACCTTCTTCAGGTGCGCGCGTACGGGGTCTTTGGATACCGTTTCGCTCGTCTCATCATCAGAATCGTCGATGACATTTGACATTGCTCACTCCGTTCTGCCCACTTCCAACAGGAGGTCTTGGAAGGCTGCGATAACCCTTTTTGCTGAGGTCGGTTCGGGACTCCGACATTGACAACAGTACACCACGCAATGTGGAATTTAAAGGAACTACTGAGCCGTCCCTGCGCCGGTCTCAATGGTGCCCGATGTAGCACCACCAGTGCTAGCGAATCTGCCACCACCCAGGAACTCTCCACGGCGCATCGCAACGCGGCGTGCAAGTTTCTTTTCTGCCTCTGGGTCAAATCCAAATGTTGCGCCGAGTTGCTCTTGCTGGCTCAAAGCCGTTGACTCTTCGCCAGTCATGGTCTCGTACAGACCGCTTCTGCTGCTCATGGTGGCAAAGCCCTGCATGGCTTGCTGCTCGGTAATACCCCTGGCTGCGAGTTCCTCAGCCGAAGCAGCAGTCAGTTCCATACCACCCTGTTCCATGGCGCGGGCAGCCAGTTTGGCGGCCTCTGCTCTGCGGTTAAGTATCGGCATGGTCTCTGCCGGGTTCAAGAAGTAGGCAGCCAGGTCTGCGTCATTGACGTTGTAAAGCCTTTGCATCTGGGTGCGCGTAGCAGGGTCTGCCTCTTGCACTCGGCGGTAGCCGTCGCTAATGCGGGCCTGGAGTTCCTGTGGGGACACATCGCCCTCAAGGAGGGACTGGATGAGTTCTGGTCGGTTGAAGTACTTGTCCATTCCGTTCGACTTCATGACCTCGCGATAGACGTTCTCCATCTGTACGTAGGTGCTTGGCTGCAACTGAGGCAAGCCGGCAGCGGCACGCTTGACATTGGCCGCAAACCTCTTCTTAAAGGCTTCGGTCTCACGGAGTTCGTACATAACCGCAGACTCGGTGGTGATGCCGCGGGCCATAAGGTCGCCGATTTGGTCCTCAAGGGTCTCCAACCCGAACCTAGCCAAGTAGGTACGAATCATCGTCATTGAGTTGCTGGTGGTTACGTCTGGCGCCCCGCCCCCGCTGCTGCCCTGGCTGCTGCCCATTGGGCGAGCCACATACATACGGTCCAGTTCGTTCATGACATCTTCTGCCGAGTAGGTGCCAGCCTCAGCCCCAGCAACAAGGGTGTCAATGTAGTCCTGCTCTGCTGCCGTGTAGTAGGCGCCAGTTCGTTCAGCCGAAGTCCTGATGGTGCCCATCCGTGACACGTTGGCCTCTGCCAACAACTGGGCAGGGGTCTTGGCTGGCGGGGTTGACCCAGCGCCAAGAAGGATGTCGTCTGCCGCGTACATGCTCATGTCACTCATATCAACGCACCTGACCCCATGACTTTTCCATCATCATGATGAACTTGGCAGCCTGGTCTTGCGCTGCCCGAGTGTTGCCCCATCCGTACTGCGGGTCCTTGCGGAGCAGGTACTGAAAGTCTTCAGCGGTCATGCTCGTGCCATCGGCGCGCTTGTTGAACACAACCGAGAACTTTGGGTCGGTCATCTTGATGTCGGCTGGATTCTTCTCAAGCGTGCTCGCGGCGATGTTGCGGTACGGCTCAAAGATGTCATCCAGCGTGAAGCCCTGGTCGAACTGGTCGCTGAACTGCGAATACATAATCTTGGCGTTGTCCCTGGCCTTCTTCAAAAGCATCTCTTCGGTGTAAGTGGTACCAAGGTATGGCTTGCCGGTGAGCGCAGAACGAATCTGGTCATCCAGTCCAGGCGGGCTGTAGTTGAAGCGCTTGAGGGATTCCTTAAGCGTGGTAGCGGCATCGGTCTGGCCAACAGTCGGTGGCATTCCCTGTGCTGCCTGACGGTCAGAGATGATTGAGTACGCGTAGTAGCCGGTCTGTAGGTCGCTTGCTTCTGTGCTCAGTGCGTAAGTGGCAAGGTCGCGCAACTGCGCATCATCAAGTTCAAGGCCGGCATAAGTCTTGCGAAAATCAGCAACCTTGGTTTCAATTTTCTTGTCTTTATCTGGCTGACCCAACAGGGCCCACTTGCGACGCGACGCATCGGTTGATGTGTAAAGTTTCGTGCCCTGCACCTTGGACAGCCAGACAGCGCGACCAGCATCGGTGGTCAGGTCGTAGGCGTCCGGGTTGTTTGCATAGGAGATGAATAGGTCAATCAGGTCGTCGCCGAGAATGGAGCGGGCCTTGGCTTCTCCATCTGCACCGTCCACCATTGAGGAGAACTGTGGGAAGTCAGTCTTGAACTTCTCTCGCCAGTCCTGCTTGGGGGCCTTGGGTGTCTTTGGTTTTGGAGCCATTATTGACCCAGCGCCTGAAGTGCGAGTGCGATTGCGTTACCTAAACCCCAGGTCGTTTTTGCCGTTGGGTCGGTTTGTTCTGCGAACTTGCCAGCAGTCAGTGCGGTGCTTGGCATCTGCTGTCCGGAAGCAACGGCAGCACGTTCCTTGTTTTGGATAAAGTCGATTGCCTCGGCTAGTTCCTTTTTGTTCGGTGCTCGCCCTAGTTTGGAAAAGAATGCTTCGCGCGCGTAGGCCATCGCATCCTCGTCGGACGTAACGCGCACACTCGGTCCACCCTCGCTGACGCTTGCAAACGAGCCGAGCAATCCAACCATGTCCGACCAGGTTTTCTGGTTGACATTGGCAAGACTCAAAAGTCTTGCCCACACGGATTCGTCCTCTGGAGTCCAGCCCAAGCCTTGTTTCATGGCTTCGCTGACCTTCCTGTTTCCGTACCAGCCAACGCGCTCCAACTCTTTAGAAACCTGGATGCGCTGGTCAGTGGTCAACTTGTACATTTCGCGAGCGACGACAAACGGGTCCTCCAGGTCGTAAGCCTGTCCAGCAATTCGACCGTCGTTGTCAAACAGCACCGGACCCTGGACGTAGTGTTCGCTGATTGCTCCAGTCCTGGAACGGAAGTGGCGAATCTTGATGTTGACGTTGGAGCGGATTGCTGCCGCTTCTTCAGCCGAAAGTTTCGGAGACCAACCGGAATACTTGCGGCGAGGATAAGGGCTCTGGCTTAGCAGGGTTGATGGGAAATCCGCAACCGTAGCCGACGTGTCTACCGGCGGCGTTGCGTTTCCGCCCGCATCTTTTTCCTGTGGCTTCATTACCATTTAGATGTCAACTTCCTGTACTAAGAAACGCTGCCAGATTCTATCAAATTCAGGGTTCGCAGCAGAGAGCGACTCACCCAACTGGTACAGAGCCTGTCGTGCAGCGGCTGCTTTCTTGGGCTGGAAACTAATCAGTTGCTCTGACTGCATGATTTGCTTTCTGGCAGTGAGGTAGCGGCTAACCGAAGAAGCAATTGCATTGTCCTTGAGGCGTGGGTCCTCGACCAACTTGTACAACTGGTCAATGTCGTTTTGCAGTTTGTTGGCTTCGAACTCGGCGCGGCGCGGGAATCCTGGGAGTTTGGTGTTCAGGTACTGGCGGTAGTTGCGCAGGGCATCACGCTGCAATTCGTTTGGATTCGGTCCAAATAAACGACGGGCGGCACGGTACTTGACCGAGCCAAGGCGCTTTTGTGCCAGGTCAATCATCTCTCGGTCGGTCAGTTTTGCTCGGGTTCCCTCTAGCAACTGGCGCTCCCAGACGGTGAAGTTGAATTCTCCGCCCCCACGCGGTGCCATGAAGTAGGCGGTGTCTGGGTACTGGTTGATGATGTCTTTGTTCTCGCGCTCCCAGACGCCGAACTCTTCGGTGGCCTCAAGACCCTGTGCCACAGCACGGCTCTTGGAGCCCAGGTACAGAACCAGTTCGTCGCCGTACAGGCCAAGGAACCTGTCAACAGCGCTGTCGTAGTCCTCGGTCTCAAAGGCGCGCAGTTCGGTCATGAGTTGGTCAACGAACTTGTCGCCCTGCTTGGTCGGAATCTTGAACTCGTTGGTCGGGGCAGCCGGACCAGTGAACTGACCAGCAGCACGCATGAGGGTCAAAATCTGTGCCCTGGTGCGGGCATCGGCCATCAGTTGCGTTACGCCCTCTTCGGTGCTCAGGTTGTACTTCTCGGTGTTGACCGACAACGCACGTAGGGTCTCCATGTAGGTGTTGCCGTAGGTCGTATTCATGTAGACCTCGTTGAACAGCATGCCCTGGACTGCTGGCCATGCCTTTTGCAACCACGACGGGGTTACGTTGAGCGCGTCCTTCCAGCCGACCTCTCCGTACGGAAGCAGCAGTTCTTTCAACTTGTCGTACTTGGGAACGTCGGGAAGAATCTTGGAGACAGCAAAACTGGCCATCGGACCAAGGGATGGGTAGAAACTGATACCTTGCGACAACCTGGCCAACGGTGCGCTGAGTGGGGAGTTGATGCCGGTAAAGAGTTTGGCAATCGAGCCCGACATCGGGAAGGTGAACATCTGTTCGCCCGTCGACGGGTCACGGTAGATAAAGCCACGACCGTCCATGTCTGGGTCGCCCTGCGACAGACCGTGGTACACCTTGTGGAACTGGCGGTACATGTGGATGTTGTCGGACACCGCGAAACTTGCGTAGCGGCCCAGAACGTCACGCCATGCTGCTTCAAACGGAGCAACGATTCGCAGCGCGTCCTGGAAGTTGTTCCTGGTTGACGCGTCGTACAGAAGTTCCTTGGTGCGCTGAATACCGACGAAGCGCGAGTAGTCGTCCAACTCCTCAACCTTCAGGGTGCCAGTGACGCCTTTGCGCTTTGGCAGGTTCTCAATGGCATTGGTTACCTTCTGGCGAAGATTGCTTTCTCCCAAGTACTCACGGATTTTGCCACCGGACTTTTCGTAGATGTCGGCATACAACTTCATGCCCTCTTCGTAGGACAACTGGTCAAGGTGCTTAACCACTTCGTCGTAGTAGAACTCGCGGAAGACAACCGACTTCTCCAACTTTCGTGAAGCCGAATCATAGAAGCCATCAAAGAACCATGATGTTGCCTTGTCGGCCAGGTTCATCGTGCGCTCTTCCAGCGAGTCGAATCGACCACCTGGGCGGTAGTTAATCATCTGCTCGCGCGGATATGCAACAGCCAATCCCTTCTTGGAGTTCTCGTCCCAGAGGCGCGCGCGCTCAATCATGCGGCGTGCTTCCTTGGAGCCGAGTCCGTTCTTTCCGGCGGTTGCGGCATTGTCCACCAGAATCGGGATGAATGTGTATTCGTTGCCGGCGGCCTTCTGGATAATGCCGGTGACTTTCTCGCCATTGATTTCAACGACGCGCTTCTGACCAATCTGCAGTTTTTCTTTTGGCTTCAACTTGAAGTCTTCTGCCCGCAACACACGAGCGTCGTCAAGATTGCCAATGGCGTTGTGCGCAAACAGGAAGGTTATGTCGTCAAGGTTGCCGGTGTTGTACTTGACGTTTGCCAGGACCACGTGACGGAAGTACGAGTCAAGGACCGAGCGATAGAACTCCGGGTCGCTCTTCTTGAGTTCCTTGATGTACAGCGGCGGGAACTTGTAAGGCGCGTCATTTGTCCTGTCGTAGAACTCAAGGCCGTCAGCAAACAGAGCGTCTACACTTCTAAATGCTTGACTCCTTTCGTTATCCATGAATCCGATGAGTTCTTGTACAATCTCATCGTCTGTCTTTCCGGCGCTTATTGCGACTGCAACTCGACTCTGGAATTCATCAGAGAGAGTCTTCTGGGCGGACTGGATGACTCCGTCAGTGTGGTAACGGGTAAGGTATTTTTTCGGACCATCAGCCCTGGTCACAAGCGTAAATGAACCAGACTTGTGGCGGTGCCTCAGGGTGTCGCTAGCCGTCCAGCCGTGACGGGATGAAGCACCCACGAATGCGTTTCGCAGGTCTTCCCAGACATCTTCTTGCTTGCTTCGCTCCCAGATGCGCGGGCGAACGCCAGCCTCGATTGCCTCGGCTGTTTCGGTTACGGCCTTTTTGCCAGCATCAACGCCCAGGTCAGTCAGGCGAACGCCGGTGATGCTCGCCCCATAGCGCTTTCCAAGAACGGCGTTGATGTAGTCGATTGGGTGCTTGAACTGGTTGACTCCGCCAGCAGCCATACGCACTTGGGCGTCAAGCATGTTGCGAACGACGTATCCACCGGTGGCCAACTGGGCAACCTTCCAGATGCGCTGCTGCAGAAGTTCGGCAAAAGCCAGACTTAGTCTCTGCTCTCCAGTCAACACCGGGCGCTTCTTTTGCTGGGTAAGGGCAGCCATCTGGTCTTTGAGTTCATCGATTCGCGCAGTCGCATTGGCGCGGCTGGGTCCCTTGAGTTGCTCAAGCCTGAAGACTTCGTCCTTCAGCGCCTCGTATGTAGCCCTATTCTTTGAATCAACAACATCCACCATGCGTATCGGCATGCGGCTGGTGATTGGCAACTTGGGAATCAACTGCTTGCCCTGGCTGTCCTCCAGCAGTTTGCGGAAGAGCGGGCCTCTGGTGAGACGACGAATGGTCCTTGTGTCCGGCAGAATCTGAACTCGGTTCAGCAGGTCAACGAGTTGGGCCGGCTGCAAGAGTTGGATGTCGCGGTTGGTGAACCCAGCGCCATCAAGAACCTCATTGACGAAGTCGGGGTCCAATCTGTCCTTGACCTGTTCGTACAGCGAGCGAACCAATCCGTTGTCGGTTTCCACGCCAGTTCGGCTGCGGAAGTAGGTGCGCATGGCATCAAGTGAAATCTCGCCGCCGTTAAGAATCTCTTCAATCATCTCGTCGTACACGCCAGACGAACGCAGATAGGTCTTCAGGTAGCGCTTGTAGGTATTGAGTGTGTTCTTGCGTGCCGTTGGGGTGGCGGTTGGGAGGCGAGAGAATGCTTCGATTGCGCCGATTGTTTTGCCATCACCAGACAAGAACGCCTTGACATCAGCATCAGATGCACCGCCAGCGCGCAGCGAGAGCACCATGTTCTTGATTGATTCCTGGTTGTCAATGTCTCCGCCGGAAACAACGATTTGCTCCTTGGGCACTTCCTTGAATGCGCGCATCTTGCGGATTGTGTTGCCGACAAGGTTGCGCTCAAACTTGTATTTGCCGATGCCAGCCTGCAGTGTCTTTTCGCCGAACTCCCATCCGCTAGTCAAAGCCGAAATGACCTGGTCTTCGGTCTTGGCATTCTTCAAGCGGATAGCCATGTCGGTGCTTATCTGTCCATCAAAGATGTCTTCCCAGATAACGCCAGCGTTGTCCGATTGCTTGAGCGTGTCGACCAACTTGATTGCGTACGGGTTGGTGCGGAAGAACTTGTCAAACTGCAGGGCGTTGTAGGTTGCGCCAGAGAAGTCCATGCCAAGGCCAGACTCGCGCAGATACTTCTGCTTGGTTGGTCCAAGTGCTTTGCGCAGGCTTGCGGCATCTGCTTCGCTGAGAAGCGGAACGATTCCCTTGAGTCCAGCCGACGGCTTGCCAGCCTTCATCAGCGTTTCGATTGTTTCGCCGGTCTTCATTGCTACGGCTGCGTATTCGGCAGCACGTATTCCTTTGGATATCCACTTGGATGGGTCCGGCAGCACGACGTTAAAGATGGCGTCGATGACTCCCGAGCCGTAGCGGTATGCCATGTCGTTCTCGCGGAAGATTCCGCCAGTGGACATGACTCCGCGACCCAGCGTGAATGCCGAGCCGTATATGGTTCCGCGTACCGCGCGTGCGCGCGAAGCCTGCTCTTCTACGATTCGTGCATTAGGCAGCCAGCCAGTGCCCTGTTTTTCTGGGTTGTCCAGCATCGTTTGGAAAGTAGAAGCCGAAAGCATCCCGGGAACATCTATTCCCTTGCCGGTTGCTACCTGTCCAATCAGGGTGTTTGCATACTCGGGTACGGTCATCAGCGCCGACAGCGACCATCGCGAAGCCCATTTGGCTGGTCGGCCAAGTACGGTGCCAAGTGCCCCAACGTTTTGGGTTACGACATCAGCAACCGATTCCGCTGGTGCCGGGATGGCAAGTTGGAATGTCTTTGATGCGATGCGCTTGGCCCAGCCGCCTGCGTCGTAAATCGTCCTGACCACGGATGGCAGCGTTCCAACCGCTTCTCTCTTGGCATCGTATGAATCCATTTCGCGCTGCGATGCCATCTTGGCAACCTGGTCAATGGCAGCAGTAGTGGCGCCAGACTTTGCCAACGCGAGTTTGACTTCGGGCGACAGCCATGGCGCGCGATAGTTAATCTGATTCATCTTCATCGCCATCGACTGCGAATACTCAGGGCTTACTTGAAATTGGTTGGTACCAACGTCTTTCTGCATCTGCAGCAGATATTCCCTATCCTCAGGGAAGAGGTTGTTGTATAGCATCAGCCAATCCCGTAGCGGGCCAGCAAGTCATCCAAATCATCGCTAGGGAACATCTGGGCAATAGCGCGTAGTTCTTGAATTGCCTGGTCTGTCTGGGTCATCATGGGTATGCCCGCCTGGAACATGTTCGGCCCAGGACCAAATGGTGCTCCAGCGGTAATCGGTTCATCAGGGCGCTGAGTTGGCGCATTGAGTGGGG